TGTTAAAAGACATCGCCGACATCCTATCGGAGTTGGACGATAACGCCATGGCTTGGGTCGAAGAAAACATTCCGAAGGCTGCGCTCGACGGCGTGGCTAGCGCGATTATGGCGCTTGGCGTTGCGGAAACGATCGACGAAGCGCGTACGATCGCGAAGTTTAACCGGCTTAACCGCGAGTTAGTAAAGGCGGTTGTCGCCGATACGCAAGCCGACTTACTGGCTGTAACGCAAAATATAAGCCGAAAGGTAAAAGCGGCAGTTCGACAGACGGTTGCCGAGTCAATGCGCGCGAATATGACGCGCGGAATCAACGGGCGGCGAACGATTAGCACCGATATTGTTACCGACATGAGAAAACGGCTAGGTGACGCAGTAAACACCGGAATCATAGATGCGGCTGGCCGTCGCTGGAAGCCGGAAGTTTATGCCGACATGGTTGTTCGCACGAAAATGATGGAAGCGCACAAAGAGGCGACGCGGAACGAAGCGATTAGTCGCGGCGCTTATTATGGCGTGATTAGTTCGCATAATGCTGCCGATGCCTGTCGTAATTGGGAAGGCAAAATCGTCAAACTAACGCCGGATGCTCCCGGCGATTTTCCGTATGTTGACGATTTACCGCGTCGCGAGATATTTCACCCGAACTGTAGGCACCTCATTACGCCGGTAAGACGTATTGACCGTCTACCGGACGATGTTAAACAACGTAATAACATAGTCTGACCGAGTCCGCATTAAGTCGTTAAACTGCTTGCGGAAAACCCGAGGCGTTGCTCGTAAAAAACGAAACTTATTAGGAGGTTATTATCAATGACAAAACCGTTTTTATTACCGTTGAATTTACAATTTTTTGCGGAAGGAGAAGGCGAAACAACTGCTACAAACGCCAATTCGTCGGAGGCGACGGTAAACACCGATAATGGCGTTTCCAATAAAGATACTTCCGCGCCGGCGCAACCTCAACAAAGCGACGTGATGATTCCAAAACATCGCTTTGACGAGGTAAATAACAAATACAAAGAAGTTAAAGCGCAGCTCGACGCTATCCTCGCTCAACAGGCGGAAGCGGAACGAAAAGCGCAAGAGGAACAAGGTAAATTTAAAGAATTATATGAGCAAACAACAAACGAATTAACATCTTTCAAATCAAAATTTGAGCAAATCGAAGCGCGCGCAAAACAACTTGAAAGCGTCATTCAATCGCTTTTAGAAACAAAATTAAGTGCTATCGATGAGCAATATCACGATTTAATTCCGGATAATTTAACACCGGAAGAAAAATTAGCTTGGATTGATAAAGCAGAGCAAAAAGGGTTATTCAAGAAAAAAGGTCAAACTCCAATCGGCGAAGGTACTAACCCAAGCCAAGCGCAAGCAATAGACTTAAATAGCTTATCACCAATCCAATTATTAAAAGCAGGCTACGGTTCTAAATAATGGTCCGTAGCCTTTTCTTATTCAATTAAAAAAATTAATGAATTAGGGGGAATTTTAAAATGGCATTAACATTAGTAGAAGCTGCGAAACTTTCACAAGACACTTTACAACGTGGAGTAATTGAAACTTTCGCTCGTACATCTTCGGTTCTCGAACTATTACCGTTTATGGACATTGCGGGTAACGCATACGCTTACAACGTTGAAGGTACACTTCCTGGTATCGGATTCCGTGACGTTAACGAAGGTTACACGGAATCAACTGGCGTAATTAACCCTGCAAGCGAAAAACTATACATCGCAGGGGGCGACGTTGACGTTGACCGTTTCATTATCCAAACTCGCTCGAACATTAACGACGTTCGCGCTATCCATACCGAAATGAAAGCGAAAGCGTTGGCACTTGCGATCACGAACCAATTCTTTAACGGCGACCAAGCAGTTGACCCGAAAGGTTTCGACGGCTTGAAAAAACGTTTAACAGGAAAACAAGTAATCGAAGCTGGAACAGACGGTGCTCCATTAACGATTACGATGTTAGACGAGCTGATTGACGCAGTTGAAGGCGAACCTGACGTAATCTTCTGCTCGAAAGCAATGCGTCGCGAAATTAAGAAAGTCCTTCAAAACCACAACGGTTATAGCGAATCTTCTTACGATGCGTTCGGTCGTCCTGTAATGACTTACGGCGGTATTCCGATTCGCGTTGTAGAAACAGACCAAGCCGGAAACGAAATCCTCGGATTCAACGAAACGCAAGGTACAGCGAACGACACTGCTTCTATTTACGCGGTGAAATTCGGTCCGGAACAATACGTATCCGGTTTACAAAACGGCGGCGTAAGTGTTCGTGACCTCGGTGAGTTGAACGAAAAACCTGTATTCCGTACTCGTATCGAATGGTATGTCGGTATGGCGGTATTCCATCCACGTGCGGCAGCTCGCTTAAAAGGCGTTAAGAAATCTGCGTAATGACAACGAATAACGGCGGTCTTTACGACCGCCTTTCGTTTTAAGGAGGGTGTAACGTGCGATACAAAATTTTAACACCGAACAAGAATTATAACGGAGTAACGGAAGGAGTTGCGTTCGCTAACGGCGTCGGATACACCGATAGCGAAGTGATTAAAAACGTTCTCGTTAATGATTACGGATATAGTTACGAAGAAATCAAAGACAAAGCGGAGGAAAAACCGAAGCAAGCGCCAAAAGGTAAAGCCTCCGCAAAATAATGACGGAGGTGAACGCCTATGGCGTTAAGCACAACGGATGCAACGGCGTATATTAGCGGGAATGTGATTGACGCGGACGACTGGCTCGAAGCGGACGAGGCGAAAAAACAACGGATTTTGAATGTCGCGGCAGACACGCTTACACGCCGGTTTCCTTCGTACATCATTCCCGATAACGCTGTTTACGAATTTTGCGCGGCTTTAGCCGTTGCTTTTAACGACACGAACAAACTCGCAAAGCAAGGAATTAAATCGTTCACAATTGACGGTGTCGGCTCCTTTACTTTTAAAAACGGGATTCCGAGCGATTTAACGTTATTAATTCCGCAAAAATCGTACGACTTGATCGGAGAGGCAAACGGCGTTAAGTTAAGTCGCTGTCGAGTCGGTAGGAGCGTGAGATAATGGCGCTCATTCCGTTAAAGCAAACCGTCACAGTCAAGCGCCCTGGCGCACCCGACAAATGGGGCAACCCGACCGCGCCGATTGAACTTACGTTGCCATGCCGTATTGTCGAGGGCGTAAAATTAACACGCCGAACGTCATCGTCAGGCGCAAGCGGCGCTGTTATGGTCAACGCCGAGGAAGTCGTCAGCACGGCGCAAATTTACTTCGACAAGCTCGCCGACATTCAGTTGACGGACGAAATCTATTACACGGACGAAAACGGCAAAACGCGCTTATACAAGCCAATTAGTATCGAAGTGAAGCGTGGGCTAAACGGTAAGGCGTTATTGACCGTTGTTAACGTGTAAGGAGGTGGCGGGCGTGGCGATAGATTTCGAATTCGACTTGTCGCCATTAATTGACTTAATCCGGAAATCACCCGAAGCGGCGGCGCGCGGCGCCAAGCGGGGCTTGCATGACGCTCTCGACGATTGGGTGCGGCAATCACGCGATATTGCACCGATTGACGGCGGTACGTTGCGTCGTTCAATAACGGCTCATCCGATCGAGGGAAGCGGACTAAACCTCGAAGGTACGGTTTCGGCAAACGCGACCGAAAGGTGGCGCGACGGCACGTTCAACTACGCGTACTACATTCACGAAGTAACTGAACACGCGGTCACTGGCGACCCGAAATTCCTCGACAACCCGGCGAAGAAAAACGAACAAAAATGGCGTGGTTGGATTGAAGACGAGATTCGAGACGAATTGAAGAAAGCGGGGTGGTAGCGGTGAGTAGTATCGTAACAGACCTCGAAAGTATCGAGCAGTATGTGGCGCCGTTGTTTCCGGCGGCGACGATTTATTTACAATACGTACCGGCGCAACCGACCGCCAACTCGCTTTCAATTCGTTTGCAGAGCGCTGACACCGAAACGGAAACGCTATATCACATGGCGCGGCACCGCGAATATCAACTCGTATATTTCGGCACCTCAAACGTCGATGTATTAACGAAAATGGACGCACTCGATCGACAATTAAATAACGATTTGTTAATTCCTATTAAGGGCTCGACTCGTTACTTGCGCGTCGAGTCTTTTTCGTTGTCACAACCGTTTAAAACCGAAAACGGCATTGACGCAATAATCGGCGTGTTAGCGGTAACAGTACGTGAAGCACGCGATCAGCAACAGTACGAAAAGATTATGAACGTTTACGCGCGGCATGAATAGTCGCGCTTTATTTTTCGAAAAGGAGTGAAGCGAATGTCATTCCAGCAATGGGACCCGACAAGCCTTCCGGTTCGTCCGGGTTTGTATATTAACTTCCAAGAAGCCGCCATCGCGCAAATCAAAGGCGGTGCACGTGGAACAGTCGCTATGCCGTTACACACTTACAGCGGCACGGCGGTAGAAAAAACGTTCTATACGATTGAGGACGAAGCGCAAGCGGCGGAACTGTTCGGCGCGGCTAATATTCAGCCGATTAAATTCGCGCTCCAAGGCGGAGCGAAAGAAGTCCTCGTTTACACTATGCCGACAGCGCCAACCGAGCAAGACTATATCGACATGAGAAACGAATTCGAAACGCGTCCGTTTAACGTGTTTGTGTTCGATAAAGAGGTAAGCGCGACCGAGCAAGACAACACGCTCACTTGGCTTCAACAAAACCGCGAAGAAAAGAAACACTTCATGTTCGTTGCGGGCGGAAGCTCGACCGACGACCAAGACCCGGCAGTCGGAAACGATCGTTCCGTTCAATTAGCGGACGATTACGTCGTTAACTTAATTACGGGCGTAACGATTAACGGCACGAATTACAGCTCGGCTCAATTCGCGCCTTACATTGCCGGACTAATCGCAGGCACGCCGATCAACAAATCGATCACATATACGCAAGTCCGCGTCGATGACGTAACGAAGCGCTTGCGTAACAGTGAAATCGTAACAGCGTTGCAGGCCGGCTCGCTTGTTCTCGTTCACGATGGCGAAAAAGTCAAAGTCGAGCAGGGTATTACGACGAATAAATCGAAAATCCGCGCGATTCGCGCTCGTCAAGCGGTTTCGACCGACATCGAGAAAACAGCGCGCGATTATTACATCGGCAAGCTCGACAACAACGAAGACGGTCAAAAAGCGCTTATTGCGGCAATCAAGGCATACCTCGAGACTCTCGAAGTT